TCAACGCATCTATTTTATCATCAGCTTCTTGTAAAGCTTTTACTAGAATTGGTACAAACTTTTCGTATTGTAAAGCGTATTGTTTACCATCACCCGATAGACTGGTAACTAAATTAGTTTTATTAGATATTTTGTGATTTATTGAATCTTCTAAAGCAACAACATCTTGTGCTTTAAAACCTAAGTCAAGCCAATCTTCTTTATGTGTTCCATCGTGAGTAATACTATTCAAATCTGTGTCGGGGTTTGAGTCCCAATCTACATACTTATGTCTTTTGTCCCAATAGAATGTATAAGGTGTCAAACCATTTACAAAATCCAAACCAGCGTTTAATCCTTGAAAGTCCGTTTTATCTCTTTCATCTGATGCTACAGTTATTGATACTTGTGCATTTATTTTTGAATGATCGCCATTACCTATAGTAACTTCATTATTCCCTGTAGTTATAGCACCACCTGGACTTCCTGAATTACCAGAGTTATACCCAAGTAGTAAATGATTACCACCTGTAGTAACAGAATTTCCAGCTACTGCTCCTACAAAAACATTTTGTGAACCTGTTGAAACTGAGCCACCAGCATTTACTCCAACAGCAACATTTGGTGCACCTGTTGTGCAAACATCTAAAGCGTTATAACCAACAGCTGTGTTAAAACCTCCAGTAGTATTAGCACTCAAAGCACCATAACCAACTGCTACACTACCTTCTGCTGTTGTGTTTGCATCAAGAGCAAAAGCTCCAACTGCGACGTTAGATGGACCTGTAGTATTGGCTATCAGTGCTTGTGTACCTATAGCAGTATTGTAGTTTGCAGTTGTATTGCCACCTAAAGCGTTTACACCCAGACCTACGTTATAACTT